TTCGCCTCAACGGCAGCCAGTTACAGGATAAGGCACAGCGCAATGCCGACTTCAAGGGGCATTATGAATGGAAGAAAGGCGTGGGAAAGGTGAAAGTTCCGCCGACCGGAGATACCAAGGGCGGTATCCGCTTAGACCTCTTGGACGGCGGCCTGACGGCAGAGGTGGGGCCAATCACGCATTATGCACCCTACCTGGAATATGGCACTCGACGCATGGACGCCCAGCCCTTCCTGAAGCCCGCGTTCGATGACCAGAAGAAGCAGTTCGAGCGCGACATGAAACGACTGACAGAGTGAGGTGAAGCCGTATGGATCCACAGCAAGAGCTGTTCACGGCGCTGCTCCTGGCGCTGCGCAAACAGGGATATGACGTGTACGACGGGGCGTTGCCGCCGGAGGATACGCCCTATCCCTTCATCTATTTGGGGGACAGCCGCCAGACGGACGAGCCCAACAAGTCCCTCCTGTTTGGCGTGGTCTATCAGACCATCCACGTTTGGCACGACAACCCCAAGCAGCGGGGCACGGTGTCCGCCATGCTCAGCGCCGTCAAGACCACGTGCCGGACGCTGGGGACGACGGCGCACTTTGCATGGTTTGTGCGGGACGTAGACCAGCGCATCCTGCCAGACAATACGACCAAGACGCCGCTTCTGCACGGAGTGCTGGACGTGGCCATTCAATTTAGTACGAGGTGATTTTATGAAGAAATTTGATTTGCAGCTGTTCGCGTCTGCCGTGCCCGGCAAGCGGATTGTGTACCTGTTCCGCCGTCTGTCCAAGCAGGCGGAGGAAGGAGCCTGGAATCTGGCCTTTGTGACCGAGAACGGTCGCACCCTGTCTGTGGACGCCGACTCCACCGCCACCAAGGATGGTTCTATCCGCACCCCCGGCGTGCCCGAGCAGGAGGTCACTGTGACCTGTGTGCTGAGCAAGGGAGATACCAGAGTGGACGAGACGGAGGACGCTATCCTGGACGGTGAGAAGTTCGAGATTTGGGAAGCCAACCTGGAGGAAGCTGTAACCGGCAGTGGCAACGAAAACAAATTCAAGGGTATCTACTTTCAGGGCTACGGCACCGAGTTCGAGAAGAACTCCAACGCGGAGGACATGACCGAGATCAGCCTGACCTTTGGCCTGGAGGGCAAGGGTGCCCGGGGCAACGTGACCGTGACCGCAAATCAGCAGCAGCAGGCGGCCTACGTCTTTACCGACACGCCCAAAGCATCCAGCTGAACAGCACAATAGACCGAGTAGAGCCGCCCAGGCCGGGCGGCTCGTATGTTAAGGAGGCAATATCATGTTTGAACTGACCATCAACGATAAAGTATACCCCTTCCGCTTTGGCATGGGCTTCTTACGGGAGATCAACAAGCGGGTGGAGATGACCTTTGACGAGGACACCGGCGCAAAGCGCAACATCGGCCTGTACTACACCATTATCGACCTGATGGACGGCGTCCTGGAGACCCTGGAGGATGTGCTGCTGGCGGCCAACCAGAGCGAGCACCCCCGCTTGCAGCGGACAGCCCTGGACGCCTACCTGGAGGACGAGAACACGGACGTAGACCAGCTGTTTGCAGACGTGCTGGATTTTTTCGAGAGAGCGAACTGTACCAAGAGCACCCTGACAAAAGTGCGGGAGTTCGTGGAGAAGCGGCAGGCGGCACAGGCGGCACAGAACTGAGCATTGAGGAGATGTACCAGGAAGCGGCGCTGAGCTGCTTCCGCTTCCTGGGCTTTACGTCTTTCGACCAGGTGGATCGGCTGACCATCCCGGAGTACAACCTGCTCATGCAGGCGGTGCGGCTGCGGCAGGTGGATCTGGACTATCGGAACCACCTGCAGGCGTTCCTCTCCTTCGCCGTGCAGGCGGAGAAGCGGGTGGGCAAGCACAAGTCCCGACCGGTCTACCGGACGTTTCGGAAGTTCTATGACTACGATGCAGAGTTGCAGAAGGTTTTGAGCGATAGAGAACCAGAAGACCGGTTTGCCGGTCTGAAACAATTCTTGCGGGAAGGAGGTGGAGAGAGTGGCTGACAGCTTCAGCATTAAAGCAATTTTGTCGGCGCAGGTTGCCGGATTTGTTAACAGCATGAAAGGGGCGACAAAACCGCTGGAAGGTTTTTCGAGCGCCTATGCACAGTTGGAGGCATCTGGCGTCAGCAGCATGAAATCCCTTGCGGGAGGCACAACGGGTCTCATAAAAGGTCTCAGTGGCCTTGCGACAGCGGCAGAAAATCCGAGCAAAGCGATGCAGTCGTTGGCGCAACAGGCAACGAAAATGGCAGAAAGCCCTACCGTTGCGTGGAAAGATTTCAAGACCGTGTTGGAGCAGTCTCCGGCGGGGATGGAAGCAGTCGCAAAATCGATGGGGAAGAGCCTTTCCGAGTTGATTTCTGAAATCAAAAACGGAACGGTCAAGACAGAAGATTTCTTCGCAGCTGTCGAGAAAGTCGGCGGAAGCAAGGAATTTAAGAAGATGGCGGCGCAGGCCAAAATTGCAGGTCAGGGAATAAACTCTCTGCAAGAAGTGGCCACGAAAATTAAAGGCGGCTTCGCGTTCGGCGTCATGGCCAAGGCGGGCTCCAGCGCGTTTTCTGCGATTTCCGGAAGTGTGTCCGGACTGGCGAAAGAGGCTGTTGAAACATCCGACGCCATGCAGAAACTGCAGCAGGCCATGAAGTTTTCGGGAGACTATTCCGACAAGGAAATTGAGAAGATTGCGGGTCTGAACGGCACATTGAAAAAATATGCCGATGAGACGGTGTTCGATTTAAATGACGTCATGAGCACGTTTGGCGCCCTCTCTGCCAACGGCATCAAGGACGCAGATAACCTGACGAAGTCTGTGGGCAACGCCGTTGCAGTGTTCGGCGGCGGGGCGCAAGAGTATTCCAGTGTAGCACTGGCCTTTTCACAGGCGATGGCGTCCGGTAAGCTCCAAGCAGAAGACTGGAACCAGATTCTGAACGCAAGCCCCCAGCTTGCTGGTGGTCTGCGAAAAGAGCTGATGAAGCTGAATCCCAAATTGAAGAAGGACTTCAAGGGCGCGATGGCAGATGGCGCAATATCAGCTGACCTGTTGGGCAAAGCCATGAACAATATCGGCATGACCAAAATGGCAAAAGAAGCGGCGACTTCCGTGACGACCTTTGAAGGTGCCATGGGCAACCTAGAGGCAACGGTGTCTGGCGGTTTGCTGACGTTTTATGACAGCTTTGCCAAAGCGGGGCTTATCAGTACGATCAATACGCTGAACGGTAAGCTGGAAAAAGGCTTCGATTGGGTAGCAAGCAATATTTCCAAGGCACAAAGAATCTTATCGCCCTACATCCTGAACCTAAAGCTGTTTGCTGCTGATGTTGGAAAAGCGTTTGGAGAAGCATTTTCGGCTGTCGGCAGTGCAATGGGATCCATTTTTTCTGAACTTAGTTCTACAGATGCTCAGTTAAGTTTCATTGATACCATGCGGGGGATTACCGGAGTTTTGAAAGCCTTTGCCGGTTTCATAAAAAAACACGCGGATACGATTGCTGCCATTGCCCCCAAACTGGTTAAGCTCAAAATGGCCTACAAAGGCTTCAAGATCGTCAAGACCCTCGTCCCTGGCGTGAAAGCGTTCAGCGGCGCCATCGTCAAAATGGCCGGAAAGGGCATCGGGGCGATCGCAGGGAAGCTGTTCGGCATCGCCGCCGGAGAAGAAGCCACCGGAGCTGCCTCCAGCGCCAGCGCAAAACAGGTGCTGACCAGCGCGGTGGCGTTTATCGCCCTGGGTGCCGGGGTCGCCCTGGCGGGGGTGGGGCTTGCGTTGATAGCGCAGGCGGCCATCGCCCTGGCGGATCAGGGCGCGTTGGCCGTCGGCGTCATGGGCGGCCTGGTGGTTGCTCTGGCCGGTTTGGCTTTTGGCGCATCCATCATCGGACCGGCGCTGACGGCGGGCGCAGTGGGCTTCGTGGCCTTCGGTGCTGCTATGGTGCTGGTGGGTGCTGGCATGGCGCTGGCCGCTGGATTCGTCAAGAATCTTGTCCCACTGGTCAAGCAGGTGGGTGACACCGCCGCCCAAATGGCCGGTGCCTTC